CCATGTCGAAGACGAACTCGATCGTCCCGCACGCGGTGATGAAGCTGTACGGATCTCCGTGCGCCCTGTCCATCGCTGGCAGGACATCGCGGTACGGCATCGAACTGTTACCCCTGTCGGTGTGTGTAACTTGCGCTGACTGGAGGACCGTAACACGGTCGAGCCGAGCTGTGCAAGTTGCATCAGATGTCTGGTTGAAGCCCATCCCGTGGCACCGGGGTGTAGAGCGGAGGGAACGGTAGCACTCCTCAGCGATCGTTCAGTAACGGGGTGCTACCGGGGTCAATCGACAGCCTTCAGGCGCGTCGAGACCTTGGGCTTGTGCACCAGGTCTCCGTCGCCCTCGGAGCGCGGGATGTAGAAGAAGCCAGCCTCGGTGTCCGGGTCGTAGTGCACCACGGCGTTGTTGTCGGCAAGCATCTGCTTCCAAGCGGCGAGGCGGGTCGCCTCCAGCTCGCTGAGCGCAGCGTCACCCTTCTCTCGCCGACGAGCCTCGACTCGTAACATGCCGACCGGGTACAGCCAGCGGTGCTCGGGCTTGACCTGCCAGGGGATGAGCTCGTCCGAGCGGGTGATGCGGCGGTCGAGCCCACGACGACGTCGGAAGTTGCCCCACAGTGATGGCACCGTCTCGATGTTGTACTTGCGCCGGTACTCCTCGACCATCCACTTGTAGGTCTTGCCCTCCTCGAACCAGCGCATGACCTCGCCCTCGTCCTGGATCTTCCGTGCTCCCATGATGCCTCCCTCGCCGCTCGCTGCTGAACTGACTCTCGGTTACTGTGAGACACACTGTTGCACACTCAGCGTGACAGTGCAAGCAACTTCGTGTAGGTTGCATCTACCCAGCAACACACCCTCACCTGCGAAGGAGACATCACATGGCGAAGATCCAAGTCACCGTCTGCGACATCGACCCGACCGAGGTCGGCAAGCCGACCACTCGTTACACCATCACGCGCGACGGCGACCGTAGCGAGATGGATCTGTGCAAGGACCACGCCAGCCCGATCGAGACCCTGCTCTACAACGTCGACAAGACCGGAGAGAAGATCAAGGCGGTGCCGGTCAAGCGGACGCCCGCCAAGAAGGCAGCTCCCACTCGCCGACGCGGCACCGCGAAGATCATGACCCTGGAGGAGATCGAGGCGATGAAGACCTCATGAGGCCAAGGCCAGTAGACGACAGAAGACCCCCACTCAGCACGTAGCTGGTGGGGGTCTTCTGCGTTACGGGTCAGCCCTCGTAGTGGGAGTCAGGCAGTCCGTCCTCGGGGAACTCCAGCTCGCCGGTCGTGCCGTTGGGCTGGGCGTACACGCCGAGAGCGGTGAGGATCTGGACACCCGCAGCCACGCGAGGGTCATCCGCGTAGAGCAGCGTCGCGACCGAGGCGATCGTGCCGAGCATGGCGAGGATCGCCTTGGCGTAGGGCCGAGCCTTGGTGGGGAGCAGGGGGAGAAGCAGAGTCACGAAGGACTCCTTCCGAGGGTTGCCGGGGGCTTCGTGCTTGCCGGTCATCGCCGACCACACTGCTTCTGGAGAGCGACGTAGCCAGCCGGGCCGATGCGGGTATCCCGAACCAGGCCGTAGTTCTTGTACTTCGGGTTCCGCTCATGCCACGCAGCCACAGCGGCCTCGGTGTTCTTGCCGTAGAAGTTGGTCGGCGCACCGGGGATCTTGTAGCCGAGCTTCATCAGGAGCTCCTGGATGTCCCGGACCTGGACGTGCGTGGCACCAGGCTTGACCGCAGGGGAGAGCTGGTAGATCGGGTTCGAGGGCGCAGGCTTCGGCTTCGCCGGGGCAGGCTTCGGAGCAGGAGCGGGAGCGGGAGCAGGCTTGGGAGCCGCACTCGCCCACTTCGGGTCCGCCGACTTGATGCCCTCGGGGAAGTCTGGGTAGCCGTAGCCGTAGACGAAGTCGCTGCGACGCTGACGCACCTTGCGGTAGACGCCGTCACCCTCAGCCGAACCGTTGTCGTTGGTGTTGCCCTCGATCGTGGTGATCGTGTCGGCGTCGTAGGAGACGACGATGCCGGTGTGGGTGCCACCGCCCGAGCCGTAGAAGACCTGAGCGCCGATCGCCGGGTACTCGCTGAAGCGACCGATCTTCTTGAACCAGGCGACGCCAGCCAGGCAGCTCGCCGTGCGCGGGTAGAGGTTGGCAGCGCCAGCCTTCAGTGCAACCCAGGAGCAGAACGTGGCGCACCACGCCTGGTAGTCAGCCCACTCCAGGCCGGGGACCTCGGCTGCGTACTTCTCCTTGTTGTTCCAGTGGCCGCTGGAGTTCTTGCCTTCGTGGTAGCCGACCTCAGCCGAAGCGATGTCGATGACCTTCTGAGTGATGGTCACTCGGGGTACTCCTTCCTGCATGGCGAAGGCCCCGACTCGATGTGAGCCAGGGCCTTCGCGGGTGTGTCAGTTGACGGTGATGCTCAGGTGGTGGTCGAGGCGTTCGCTGACAGCCAGGCGCTCGATGCGCTCCTGGCGAAGGTCAGCCCGCAGGCCACCGATCTCCGCACCGTGGGTGCGAAGTACGTCGAGGACTTCTCGAACGTCATCGTGGAGGCGGTCCATGTCGTCGCGGAGGTTCGTGCTGTGGGAGTTGGCCACCTGATCGCGAGCGATCGTGACGTTCTCCTGCACCTCCGCCAGGGCCTTGTGGTTGCGTCGCAACATCTCGACAACCACGCCGATGAGGGTCACAAGGATCGTGCCTCCGGTTGTAACGAGCGCCACCTGAACGGTGGGCTCCATCGCAGTGGTCATGAGGCCAGGGCCTCGACCAGCTTCTCCAGCTTCTCGATGCGAGCCTGCTGGTCCTTGACGACGGCCAGGAGAGAGACGCCGAGCAGGTCGTAGCGGACCGAGTCGATCTCGCCATCCAGGTAGGAGACGATCTCGGGAACGGTCTGAGCGACCTCCTCTGCGATCAGGCCGTACTCGTCCTTGCGCCCCTCGACCATCTCGCCCTCGTCGTTCACGGTGGGCTTGCGGTCGTAGATGACCGGGCGCAGCGCGAGGACGTCCTTGGGGTTGACGCCGTAGTCGCGGACGTTCTCCTTGAAGCGGATCGAGGAGGTGTTCCGGCAGAAGTTGTGGTTGCCGTCGACCCACACCGCGTACCAGGTGGAGCCGGTAGGCGTGTAGCTGTGCGGTCGGTCCGAGCCGTTGGCCCTGTAGATCGTGTCGCTGTAGTCCAGGTAGCTGTGTGAGTGCGACGCGGGAGTGAAGGTGCTCGGCTTGCTGGTGATCGAGTTCCAGTCGTGCGAGTGAGTCGACGGCGCGAACGTAGACGGCTTGCTGGTGATCGAGTTCCAGTCGTGCGAGTGAGTCGCCGGGGGGAACGTCGTCGGCTTGTCCGTGGTGTCAGCCCACAGGTGAGTGTGAGCGGACGGAGGGAACGTGCCGGGCTTGTTGCTCAGGTTGCTCCAGTCGACAGCCTGGACGAGGTTGGTCCACGCGGTGCCGTTCCAGAACTCCCAGACGAGGGTGTCGGTGTTGAAGCCCATGCGTCCGACACGGGGAGTGGTGGGGCGAAGCAGCGTGCTCCAGGACCCGATGCGGGAGCCGACCCATCGACGCTGGTCGGTGATGTTGGCCGTCACGATCGAGGTGACGTTCGCGCCGACCGCGATGTTCGCCAGGCACAGCTCGTAGATGCCGGTGTCGGTCTGGGTCAGGGCGGGCACGCCACCACCCGCCGTGCCCTTCAGGATGGCCAGCACGATGCTGTTCGCAGCCGGGTCGAGGCGCAGGATGACGCGGTCCGTTCGAGCCGCCGTGTCGGCAGCCGCGACGGTCAGGGTCGTCGCCGCATCGTTGTTGTAGAAGTGTCCGCGTACGACGGCTGCACCAACGGCAACCGACAGGGTCATGGCGGTCGTTGCCGTGACCTTCAGGGTGGAGCTGTCGGACGAGCCGACCACACCGTTGTCCTGGAGCTCACGGAAGTACTGGCTGTACTGGGACTCGCTGACGCTCTGCGCGTCGAAGGGGTAGGAGGTCTGTGCCACTGAGAGGGGTCCTTCCTGGTGGGCATGGAAGAAGCCCCAGGCCAAGAGGCTCAGGGGCTTGAAGTGCGGGGTGGGTTACAGGACGTACGTCGCGGAGACCCGGATGGTCTCGCCGACCGAGAGGCTGTACGTGTTGGTCGTGCGGATCGTGATGTTGCCGTCGGAGGTGATGTCACACTCGCCATCCGCGTAGCCGGTGGAGTACAGGGCCGTCATGGTGGCGCGAGGGCGGAAGCCGTCCGGGATGTTGCCGATGACCGTGTCGGCCAGGTTGTACGGAGCCGAACTTCCGGCGCTCATCGCGGCGTTGACCGCGAGGTCCGCCTTCACGGTGGCGATGCCGTTGAGCTTCGTCAGGAAGCAGTTGTTCACCGCGAAGTTGGCGGTGGCCGTCACTCCCGACGTCTGCGTTACTGGCGTCGGTGCGGGAGCGACGGGTGGGGGGTAGAGACTTGCGCCCATGGGGGGGAGGGCTCCTTCGGTTGCGCTGTACCTGAGTAGGGATGGGGGTGCTACACGATTGGCCAGGGGCCGACGTCCTCCACAGTCAGGCTCATCGAGGCCCCGGTCCCGAGGAGGCGAATCCCTCCGTAGGTGGCAGCCGCTCTGTACGGCTTCAGCGTCACGGCGAACGCGATCGGGCCAGCCGTCGCTCCGCCGAGATGCCAGGTTGCCGTGGTGCCCGAGCTGAAGGTCGAGTCGTCATCGAAGACGGAGGCGAGCATGTAGCCCGCGTCCGTGCTGGTGACCGTGGCGTCAGTGCCGTAGGCCCAGCGGCCTCGGATGATGGCGCTGTTCTTCGAGCCGTGGTCGACCGTCGCCTGGTCGCCTGCGGTGTCGGAGTCGACGCTGCCGCAGTTGAGCTGAATCCGGTAGAGCCGGGACGCCTCTGCGGTCCAGGTCGTCAGGTAGGCCCGTGTCTCTGTGTCGTACACGTAGCTCGTAGTCCCGACGAACTGGAACGCCTTGGTCCCTCGCGGGCTGGTCGTGTTGACGGGGGCGGGGTAGAGACCTGCTCCCATGGATGAACTCCCTTCTGTCACAAGGGGTTACGCCAGCGCGGCCCAGAACCGGTTCGCTCCGTTCTCGATCGAGCTGGTCGTGATGGACGTGGGTGATGCAGTCAGTGCGGTGTTGCTGAGCATGCCGAACCGCTTGATCGGGGTGTTGTACCCGAACACGTTGGGCGGACCGCCCGCACTGTTCTCGTACTGGAGGAGCATCGGACCGTCGAGGGTCGTCGTGTTGTAGATGAACCGCCAGGCGATGTAGTAGATGCCCGGCGTTGCCGTGTACGTCGCAGTGAGCGGAGCGTAGGACAGGCCACCGCCCGCAGAGTGCTGCTCGGCAGGCTCGTAGGTCACCGTCGACAGGTCACCGCTCGTTGCGACGCGGGTGCCCGAGCTGTTGTAGAGCGCAGCCCAGGAGCCGGTCAGCAGACCACCGTTGTAGCCGAGCATGTGCCAGCACAGCTTGTTGACGAGCTGAGCCTGGCGCAGGTTCACAGCCGTGATGCGAACGCTTGTGGTGCCGCAGTACGCGCCGGTCGACTGGCACATCGCGGGGTCGGAGGACCATGCCTTCAGGCTGAAGTCCTCGGGCAGCCACTCGTCAGCTCGGGGCTGGAGCTCGAAGTTCAGTGGACCGCCAGGCGAAGCGCCAGAGCTGCGCTGCACCATGGGGCGACCGGCCTTCGAGTACAACTGGAAGCCCAGGCTCGACACTGTCGGGTTGGATGCCTGGTCCACGATGCCGAGAGCTCCACCGTCAACGGCCAGGCGAGCACCGTTCATGACGTTGACCGACCCGATCACCGTCGAGCCCGAGGCTCGGTCGGCGAACAGGTGGTAGGTCTTGTCGGCCTCGGCGTCGGAGTACGACTGGATGAGGAAGTTCGAGCCAGCGTCCGACCCGGTCTCAGAAGCGCCGGTCACGGAGAACGCCCACCGCTTCTTGTTCTGCTTCCGCATCGCGACGATGCCGGAACCGACAGGGTCGGTAGCGTTGACGATCATGAAGTCGTTGAAGGTCGGCTGGCTGTTCGAGGTGATCGCGCCAGGCACGTCGGCTGCCGCGAGGCTGACCGCACCAGATCCGTCAGGAGTCTTGCCGTTCACGGTAGTGACCGTGCCGGGCTGGATCGCACCGATCGTGACGACCGAGCCGTCAGGCTTGCGGTACTTCAGGACACCGCCCTCGGAGTAGAGGACCACGCCCGCAGTCGGGTTGGTCGACGGCACCGTAGTGGCATCGTCCATGCCGATGACACCGCCAGCTCCACCACCGAAGTCGGTCGACGTCGAGCCGAGCTGGATGCCGGACGCTGCGTACATCGCGCCCTGAGCGACAAGGTTGCCGTTCGGCCCGATGCGGGTGACCAGCGAGCCGGTGGGGTTCTTCCACTCGAAGCCGTTGTTCGTGCCGTCGCCCGTGTGGGTGGTCTTGCCAGTCATCGCGCCGCCGCCCGCCAAGGGCACAGCTCCAGACGGGGCGTTCGAGATGACGACCACAGTGCCGTCGCTCTGCTTGGCCTTCAGGACACCGGCCTCGGAGTAGAGGATCGCGCCGTCAGTGACGCTCGACGTCGGGACCGTAGCCGCGTTCTGCATGACCAGGTTGCCCATGCCGCCGCCAGCCGCAGAGGCCGAGCCACCGATGCGGACGTTCTTGTCCATGTAGACGTTGCCCATCTGGAAGCGCACAGAGCCGGTGCTCCGCACCTCCAGGGAGTTGGTCGCGTTGTCGGCAGACTTGACCTCGAAGGGGTTCGAGGAGGAACCGGCAGGCAGGGTGAGGATCATCGGCACAGTGGCCGTACCAGCCGGACCCGTAGGGCCAGTAGCTCCGGTCGGTCCCTGCGGGCCGGTGGCTCCCTGCGGACCCTGTGGTCCCTGCGGTCCTGTCGGGCCGGGCACCGTAGAGGCAGCGCCAGCCGGACCTGTAGGGCCAGCGACACCCTGGATGCCCTGGATGCCCTGGATTCCCTGCGGCCCCCTGATGTTGCCGATCGCCGTGCCCCAGCCAGAAGCGGAACGCTGCCAGATGTCGCCCGTGTCGGTGCGGATCAGGAGGTCGCCGGGCTTGGTGTCCGTGCTCGACGTCGAGGTGGTGTTCAGGTAGATCTTCGAGCCGCCAAGCTCGGACCCACCAACGACGGACCATGCGCCCGCCGCCTTCTTGTAGATCGTGTAGTTGGTCGACGTCACACCGAGGAAGGTGCGCGTGTCCTCCTTGAAGTACCAGTCGCCGTCAGCGCCAGTGGTCGACGCCGGAACGATGGTGCCGGTGAGGATCGAGGAACCGACGTCGCCCTTCAGACCCTGTGGGCCGGGGGCTCCGGTGAGGCCAGAGACCTCGGGGGAGGGAACTACGTTGAAGCCCATCAGGCAGCCACCTCCACTCCGCAGATGTGCACGCCGAGACCGGTCGTGCTGCCCTGGACTTCGATCGCCTGACCGGCGACGTCCATGACCTGCGTCATGTCCAGGGTGAAGATGCCGTTCGCAGGGACGGGCGTGTTCGGGATGACCGTGATCGCGCCCATCTTGATGAGGATGGTCGAGGCGGTCGTGTTGACGTTGGCCACGACGATGTTCGTGACGATCGCCGTCGTAGCAGACGGCACCGTGTAGACGGACGTGAGCGTCGTGGAGGCCACGCCCCGGAAGAACTTCTTGGGCACGTTGGCCACTGGTTACCACACCCCCATGATTCGCATGATCTGGTCATCGGTAGAGACGCCACCAGAGCCGGAACTGTTGCGCTCCAGTTGACTCACGCGGCTCTCTGTGTTCTGGACTCGCTGCGCGTAGGCAGCCTCGGCGTTGAAGCCGGTGGCGTCACCGAGCTCGACGCCGATCTTGAAGCCTTCGGAGGTGGCCTTCAGGATCATGCCGGTGACAGTGGAGACGAGCTCCTGGTCGTTGACCACGACCGAGACGACGTCGCCCAGGCCCCAGTCGACGCCGAACGTCATGGCCGAGTCCTCCATGGGGACGGCCTGTACGGCAACTGCCGTGAAGCCCTTGTCGGCCAGCGTCTCCAGGCCGGACTGGTCGAGCTCTGCATCCTCCGACTGATCGCGCTGGTCCTGGAAGACCTCGATGCGCCTGCCCCAGTCGGCCTCTGCCGCAAGGGACTCGGTGGTCGTGACGTCTCGGAAGGTGCGGTCGACCTGCTCGCCCTGGCCAGCCACGATGACGTGGGTTGCAGCCGGGGGAGTGATGGCCACTCGCTGCCCTGCGAGGGTGTTGTTCATGACGTCGAGCCGGATGATGCTGGCACGGTTGGTGATCTGGTACGTCTCGAAGACGAGGTTCGCGTCGCGCTGCACGACTCGGAATCCGAGGCCATCAACGACGGCGATCTCGGTGAGCAGATTGCCCAGCACGGGGAAGCGCGCCTTCTTCGTCATGCTCGTACCGCGCGCCAGGTTGGTGCCCATGATGAGGCTGGTCTTGCGTCGACCGGTCGGTGCGCTCGGTCCGATGTTCGCGTTGACGTAGGCGTGGAGCAGCGTCTCGGCTGGCCCCGTGCGGATGTCGTGAGACAGCGTCTGGGTCGTCGGGTTGATGTTGGAAGGCTGAGGGAAGGCGAGGTAGTCCGACAGGACACAGGTGTCGCTCACGCCCTCGAAGACCACGGAGCCACCGGGATCTTCAGGCGTTGCAGCGAACTCGCTCTTGGTTGTAGGGCCGGACATCAGGATGTCGGTCGGGCCGGTGATGACAACGCCGGAACCCGGAGTCCGCAGAGCTGTAGCGAGCGGGTGCTCGACAGCCAGCGTGAGCTTCCAGGTTCCGACGTTGTTGAACTGGTCTTCCAGTTCGAGCACCAGCTCCTCGGGGCGGATGGCACCGACGCGCTTCAGCGTCTTGTCCCGCACCTCGACCGTCAGGTCGCGGAGCTTCACAGGATCAGATCACCATCCACTTCCGGGGCTTCCACTGCACCGTGATCTTCGATGCCGACGTGGTGTTGAGGAGACTGACCGAACAGGTTGCGGTGCCAGGCCCGATGGCCCAGAACCGAGGAGCGGCGGCGAGAAGGGCGTACTGGTTGGAGCCGTCCTCCCGCTTCACTGTGCCGAGCTGCGTGTCCACGATGAGCTTCTGCGTGGACGTGAGCGTGCCCTTCCACCACAGCGTCTCGCCGGTAGGGGAGACCGCCTTGAAGTTGTCGCCCGGACCGAAGATGGTCCAGACGGGGTAGGCATCGACGTCGCCCGTGTTCTCCAGCGTGATCTCGCCGATCGCCTGCGAGGAGGCGACGGGCATCGACATGAAGCTGGCCATGAACGGGCTCGCCGTGGTGCCACCGATCTGCTGGGTGGTGGCCACCGAGGACGTCCAGTACGGGTCGCCCGCGCGGAGCGTGATGACCGTCTGCATGTCCTTGTTGCCGGTGGTGTCGTTGCCGTAGCTGTACTCGCCACCACCCACTCGGACGACCTGAGTGGACCAGTCGGTCCCGTCGTCCTCGATCAGTCGTAGGGTGCACGGCCCGGCCAGCATCTTCGCCAGCCGGGACGTGATCTTCTTCAGGTCTTCTCGGTTCCGCCCGACGATGTCGAGGGGAACGTCGATGTCTCGGGGCAGGGTGCGGGAACGACGGAACGTTGCCCCGTCACCCGCACCCTCCAGCCACTGGACGGACACGGGGGGCAGGCCAAGACCGGTTACCCCAGTCGTAGCCTGCACCCCCCTGCCTTCATCCTCGATCCCGTTGAGGGACAAGGAGTCCAGGGCGTTCTCCAGAAGGAGCTTCGCCATCGTTACCAGCCCACCATCCTTGCTCGGTTCGACGCGGCGAACAGGTCTTCCTCACCGTTGAGCGAGGAGCCCGGAGCCGCGTAGTAGTTGAGTACCTTCGTGACACCGCCCGACGCGCTGTTGCCGTCGACCGCCGAAGCGACCGCCGACGAGACGTCGAGCTGAGCCACCGCAGGCGGCTGGATGTCGTAGCCAGAGACGTCGAGCGCCATGGCCTTCATGGAGGACAGGACCGCCGTGCGGCCCTTGTCGAGCCCCTTGCCGAGACCCTTGCCGACCCACACGCCGAGCGCCTTCATCACCCGCGAGGGGGAGTGGATGCCCAGTGCCTTCTTGATCGCGTCCGTCATGGACTTGGCGATCTTCAGCATCTGGTTCTCGATCGCGCTGGCCTGCTTCTCCAGACCCTTGACGAGTCCTTCGGCCATGTGGATGCCGTTGTCGAACATGACCTGCGATGCGGTCTTGCCGACCTTGCCAGCGGCATCTGCGAGCTGCTTCTCCAGGGCGTTGACCTGGTCGACACCCGCCTTGCCAGCGTTGGCCAGAGCCTCAGCCGCAGCCATGCCAGCCTCGGGGCCAGCCTGCGCGAGCTGGTCGAACATCTCGCTGTTCAGGCCCAGCTTCTTCAGCTTGGCCAGGACGTCCGCGAAGTGCTTCGCCTGCTCGACCTGCATCTTCAGCGAGGTGAGGATGCCGGAGAAGCCACCGTCCATGTTCGTGACGTTGGCTGCGTCAACGATCTTCTGGGCGATGTTCGCGGCGTAGTCGGCCTTCGCCGTCTTCAGGTCCGCGAGCTTCTTCTTGGCCGCGTCGAGCTTGGTGTCGATCGCGTCCCACGTCTTCAGCATCTTGTCGAGCTGCGACTTCTGGGACTTCAGGTGATCGGTCAGACCCTTGCTGAGCTTGGCCTTGCCGATCAGGTCAGTCAGTCCGTTGAGGGACTTCTTGACGTTGTCGAACTGGGACTCCAGGCCCTTGACGAGACCCTTGATGATCACGACACCGGCGTTGTAGAGAAGGATCTTGTCCTTGGGGAGAGGACCCTTCCAGTCCGTCAGCTTGCTGGTCAGGTCGCCGAGCTTGCTCTTGACCGAACCGAACATCGAGCTGATGCCCGAGATCAGACCGGAGATCAGGGCCTTGCCTGCGCCGATCAGGACGGAGCCCATCGACCCGAGGGCCGACTTCGCCTGTCCGGGCAGACCTCGAAGGACGGTCATGCAGGACGACAGGCCGGACGACACGCTGGACTTCAGCGACGACCAGGCCGACGTGGAGATCCCCTTGACCGACTCCCAGCCGGATCGCATGAGCGACCCGATGCCAGACATGAGCGAGCGACCGATGCCAGCGAGCGTCGAGCCGAAGCCCGAGAAGCCGCCCTTGATCGCACCCCAGGCCGCTTCGCCGAGCCCCTTGACTACGGCCCAGCCAGCCTTGAACGCAGCACCGATGGACTTCAGGACCTTGCCTGCGGTACCGAGGATGCCGACGTTGAGGAAGAAGGAGAACGCACCGAGGATGGTGTCCCAGATGCCCTTGACGAACGACCACAGGCCGGACCAGAACTGGTTCCAGCCCTCCTTCAGCATGTCCGTGTTGCCGGTGAAGATCGCAACGATCAGACCCCAGGCGAACTTCAGGACGCCGACGATGATGTCCCACGCGCCCTTGAAGACCTCGACCAGACCCTCGATCACCAGAGCCACGGCGTTGACCGCAGACACCAGCGAGTCGGCAAGGATGCCGATGATGAAGGACAGGATCGGAACCAGGATCGGCATCAGGAAGTTGACGACCGCGAGCAGTGCATCGAGCACCGGCTGGATCGCCTCGAACACCCGCTTGATCGCGTCCGCCAGGGGAGGCAGGACGGACTGGATGATCTCGCTCAGCATCGGGAGGAGCGGCGCGATGACCGCAGTCACGATCTGGAGCGCCGTAGCGATGATCGGCTGGAGGGCCGAGAGCACCACCTGGAGCGCAGCCGACAGGACCGGGAGGATCGGGGCCAGGGCCGAAGCCAGGGCGACGATCAGCGGAGCGACAGCCGTGTAGATCTGGGTGAACAGTTGAGCGATGATCGGGAGGATCGGAGCCAGCGCCGAGATCAGGATGCCGACGAGCGGAACCACTGCCTGGAGCATCTGGCCCATCGCCGTCATGATCGACGGGAGGATGCCGGACAGGGACGCGAACGCACCCGTCAGTGCAGAGCCGATGACCGGGACGAGCTGCATGATCAACGGCGCGATCATCTGGACTGCCTGGAGCAGAGCGCCCGACAGCATGGTGATGACCGGCTGGATCATGGGAGCGAGCTGAGCGAAGGCCGTAGCCAGCGGAGTCAGCACCGCAGCGATCAGAGGACCGAACGCCTTCAGCATCGTGCCGACAACCTGCATCAGCGCACCGAGCGCCTGGCCGACCGGACCCATCGCGGGAGCGAGGGCGTTGACCGCAACCAGGATGCCGTCGAAGACAGCCTTGATGCCCGTCGTCACAGCGGGCTGAGACAGGGCCGAAGCCACCGCGCTCAGTGCCGTGCCGATGATCTGACCCACCTGCGGCAGGACCGAGGTGAGCAGCTTGCCGAGCTCCAGGAACAGGTTCTTGACAGCCGGGCCAGAGGTCGAGGCGATCGTGCTCATCGCGGTGTGTGCCGCCTTGAACACGTCCACCAGGCCCGACTGGAACGCCGGGCTGTCGACCGTGTCGTGGATGCCCTTCAGCGTGTCGTTCAGCATCGCGAGCGTGGAGCCACCGGCCTGCTGTGCAGCGCGGCCCAGCCCGGCGAAGATGCCGAACAGGTTCGAGATGACCCCGCCCAGTTCCTTCAGGTTCTGGATGGCCAGGTCGATCCACTCAGCCAGCTTGCCGTTGCCCTCGCTCTTGGTGAGGAAGGTCGAGAAGCGGTCGGTGAGGTTGCCGAACCATGAGGCCAGCTCGGGCAGGTACGAGGTACCCACCTTGCCGAGAGTGGCGATGATGTTGGCCAGTGAACCCGTGTGGCCAGTCATGATCTGGATCGACTGGGACAGGTCGGTGAACATCTGGTTGAGCGCCGGGTCGAGCGCGCCCTTCAGTCCCGTAGCCAGTCCACCGAAGAAGCCACCGAGCTGAGTCGAGGTCTTGGCGAATCCAGCCGAGAGCTTGGGCAGAAGCCCATCGACCAGGTCCTTGATCGGAGCCTTGGCCTTGTCCCAGAAGTTCTTGGAGATGGTGTCCTGCAAGGCAGACAGTTGCGTCTTGACCTCGGGCAGAACCTTGTTGAAGTCCTTGAACGCGGCGAACGAAGCGCCGAGTCCTACTGCGAGACCACCGAACAGGCCGGGGAGCAAGAGGGCTGCTGGGCCGATCTGCGCAAGCGACGACGACAAGGCGAACAGGTTGCTCGCTGCCGTGAGTCCGAACCCTGCGAGTCCGGCCATGGCCGTCGCGAGTGAGCCGATGATCGGCACGGACTTGTCGAGGTTACGGATCGTGTTACCCAGGTGCTCGAACATCTCCGAGACAACGCGCGCACCCGACAGGGCAGCCAGAGCTGCACCCACCTTCGCGACCGCTGCGTTGTTCAGATCCGGGATGATCGACACGGTGCGAGGCCGGGTGAGTACGGCCATGCGGGCGGACGTGATGGCAGCTCCAGTGGAGCTCCAGTCAGGCTCGACCTTGATCTTGATCGGGCTGTGGTTGTCAGCCCAGTCCTTCAGGTCGTGAGCCGCCTTGTCGGCAGCGGTCCGGTCGAGCTCCAGGTGGATCGCGCCAGTTACCTCAGCACCGTCCACCTTGAACTTGATCTTCTGCTGGTCCGCCTTCTCCTGGAGGCGACGGCGCGCGACAGAGACTGCCTGCACCATGCCGTCCGTGGAGATCATCGTGTGGAACCGGATCTTGCGGGAGTCCATGTTCCGGTTGCGCTGGTTGATCTTGCGCAACTCCTCCAGGAACTCTCGCGACGCACCGCTCATGTCCACCTTGGTGGCGACCGTGAGCTTCAGCGTCTTCTCGATCTTGTTGAGCGCCTTCTCAGCTTCTCGGCGGAAGTCGGAGGTGTCCGGCAGAACCTTGACCGAGACTCGCCCGATCACCTGCCCGCCTGGTGAACCTGCCACTTGCTACCTCCTGGAGAACGCCTTGTAGATGTCGGCCACGGACTTGAACTTCTTCTCGCCCTTGTCCTTCTTGGCCTTGGGTCGCGGGTACTCGGGGATCTTGGGCGCGCCCTTCTTCCCCCACTGACCAGTCGCCCGCGTGTTCTGGTTCAGCGCGTCGTAGAGATCGGCGGTCATGTGTCTGTCCATGCCCCAGCCGAAGTGCTCTCGTCCGCCCGACGCGAGGGCGATGGTGAGCGATGTGTCCGGCAGCCTCTGCACCAGCAAGAGGACGAGAGACGGCGAAGGACCCCGACCTGCGATCACCTCTCGGAGGTCAACTCCGAAGTAGTGCAGCAGGTCGGGGTAGATGCCTTCGCCGTAGTCGTCTACGAGCCGGGCGAGGCTCAGGCTTCCCCCGCCTGAGTCCCCTCGCCGTAGGTCTCGAAGATCTGAGCGAGGACAGCGAGGTCGTCACCCACAGCAGAGAGCAGCTTCTCGGCGGCCTTGTCGGACTCGGCGACCAGACGGATCGCGTCAGCGAGCACCTGCTCCTGGTCCACGTCTTCGCCGTCGAGCTTGGCCTGGATGTTCATCAGCTCCGCGCGCTTCCCCTTCGAGAGGCGGAGCGGGTTGAGCAGTCGGCAGACGTCGTCGCCGAAGTTGATGTCGGTGGAACCGTACTTGGCCTCAGCGGCGTTACGGATGTCATCGAGAGAGAAGCTGGCCATGGGGTTGCGGACCTCCTGTGTTGGTTGAACTACGGATGCGGACCTTGAAGTTGTGGGCTCTCGGGTGGAGCCCCCGGTGTGCAAGCGGGTCCGCACTCACTTGCACACCGGGGTGTTACGGGGTGAGCTCAGCTCACGGGGCGACGACGGTGCCCAGCGGGGTAACCGCGTAGGTCCAGGTGTTGGTGCTGTGGGCCACCGGCTTGACGCCGAGGGGCAGACCAGCCAGGGACTCGGTGTCCGCGAGGGACAGGTCGTCTGCGCGGTAGATCTCGGCCTTCGGCGCGTAGAAGCCGAAGACGTTGTCGCCGTCCACGAAGACCGCGAGGAACGCGGCGACCGTGGGCTCCGGGTCGGTCGGGACACCGACACTGCCGTCCGGGAGGATCGGGGCGTTGGAGCCGTAGTACAGCTTCAGGCCCGCCTCATCGAACTGCTGGAGGGTGAAGGTCATCGTCTCGGTGCGCGCGCTGTACTTGGTCCGGAGGGACTTGTTCTGGAGCGTGCCGATGACGGTGGCCTCGCCACCCTCGGACGAGATGCTGAAGATGTCCTCCAGCGAGGTGTGACCGACGTTGACCCAGGGGCTGTTGACGGTCAGGAGGTCGGTGGGGATGTCGGTACCGACCGGGGCGGTCAGGTAGTTACCGGAACCGATGACGAGAGTTGCGTCGTCGTTCAGAGGCACTGTGTGTACTCCTTGCTCAGGGGGTCAGGGTTGGGTAGGGCCGGGAGCGTGGCTTGCGGATGCTGATCTGGTAGATCGACTCGTAGCGCCACACCCCCGTAGGCAGGTCGGCGTACTGGACAGGCCCTGCGGCTGTTGCCCAGTCAGTGACTCGCCGTGGTGCGGACGTGAGCTCGACCTTGGTGAAGTGGCCACGTCCGGGGACGACCTTCTGGCTGAGCCAGGCGTCGCGAAGGACGACGCGGACCGCCTCAGCGAGGATGGCCGCGTCCTCGTCACCGTCCGGGTCTTCGCAGAACGTGTGAACCACGACCTGCGCTGCGTCGGTGAAGCGAGTGTCGCCGCCCCACTCCCCGAAGGTTGCGGTGCGACGAGCGAGTACGAGGGGGAAGGTCTGATGAGCCTCGATCAGGGACTTGACCTGGATGCCAGGCAGTCCGTCTCGAAGCACGTAGAGGAGCAGGTCTTCGACCGGGCTCATCTCCGCCAGACCCTTGATGTGGTCGGGGAGTCCAGCCATCAGTCGAGCTTCACCTTGCCCTTCCGCTTCTTCGGCAAGTTGCTGGCAGTGGCGAGGATGTAGAGGCCGTCCATGGCCCCGTACTCGACCGTCTCCAGCTCGCCGGTCTTCTTGTCGCGGCGCTCGTAGTCGCCAGCCGCACGCCCGTACTCGATGGACAGCGCGTGCTTCTGACCGGCCTCGTCCGAGAGGACGACGTAGCGGTCGATCTTGCCGCGCTCGATGTCGATCGAGGCGTCGCCTTCGAGGCGATGCTCAGCGAGTAGGGCCTCTGCTCGAACCGCGATCTCGAAGGTGCGGTTGTCGAGCTCGTGCACGACGCCGTCGTTGCGGGCGATGAAGTCCTCGATCGGGAGACGACCCACGTTGTGGTTGATCTTCGCCACGTCACGTCCTCTCTCGGATGTCGATCGACCAGTGCCTGGTCTTCCGAGGTCCGTGGTGGTAGGCGGGCGGTGTGACGATGTCCCACTGCTTGCCCGCGTACTCAACGCGCGACCAGAGGGTCACGTCTTCGAGGTCGGCGGAGACGATCATCCGAGTGACGTTGATCAGTTGCTGGCCAGGCACTTCGGCCTTGCCGGATCTCTGCGGGATGAACGCAGCTCGAACCTCATGGGGTCCGTCTGCGTCAGCTGTCTGGAGCTTGTTGCCTCGCCGGTCCTCGACCAGCTTGGTCTTCCAGATGCGGGCTACTTGGCCACGCCTTCGCTGCATGCTCACCAGGAGTTCGCTCCGTCCGCGAACATCGGGAAGGTGTCACCGCCGTAGTCGACAGGGACTCGCCCGTCGTCGGCTCGCAGCTTCGTCTTGTAGGCGGTCAGCGGCACCGAGTAGATGCCGGGCTGCTTGCCAGCCAGCGACCGCAGGAGCTTGACCTCGTCGTCGGCGAAGTAGACGGTGCCAGCGTTCTCGCCCTGCGCGTCGTTCCACGCCAGGGTCTCGTCGCCAGCTCGGGACTGCGTGTAGCCGTCCGGGTTCTTCATGTACCGCTGAGCGGCCTTCAGGACCAGGGTCCGGACCAAGCGCGGAACTGCGGCCTCATCCCAGCTACGCCCGTAGTGGGCAGCCAGGTCGGAGGCGTCTTCGAGCGCGCCTCCCGCGATCCGCACCTCGTCCGCATCCAGCTCCCAGTCAAGGCGAGCCTTCAGGTCATCCAGGGTGGCGTACGCCATCAGGGTCTCCTTGGGTAGGGACCAGGAAGGGGGCCAGCTCCGTAGAGCCAGCCCCCTCCTCAGTCAGCGGATCAGGCGTTCGCCGGGTCCGTCTCGGCCTTCATGCCAGCCGGGGTCCAGACGCGAGCGTCGGTGACACCCGTGATGGTCGCGAGCTCGGAGCTCGCAGCCGGGTAGTTCGACGCGCCGTCGAGCGTGAGCTTGATGCCACGCACGAAGTGCTCCGAGGCGGAGACGAGCTCCTTGCGGTTGGCCTCGTCCCAGCCGACCAGGACGTCGGTCACCGCGCGGAAGCCCGCGTAGGTGTTCACGACGGAGCGGTCCTGCATGTAGGTCGGGTCGTAGTCGCGGACCCACCGGAGGGCGATGCCCTCGAAGGACTGGGTCGCGCCGTACGGAACCGACTGCGGGACAGCGGGAGCGCCGGACAGGAAGATGAACGCGGAGCCAGCGAAGGCGTAGGCCGCGTCAGCCGGGATGGTCTGGTCGACCACGATCTTGAAGCCGAAGCGGTCGGCGATGGTCGCGGTGCGCAGAGCGGACTCAGCCTCGCTGTCGCCGACGTTCTGGGCCAGGTTCAGCTTCTCGTCGTTGAGCAGGGCCGACTCGAAGTCGGTGCCGACGAGCAGGTAACGCTGGTCGTCCGGGACGTTGAAGGCGTTGAGGACTCGACGCGCCTCGATGATCGCACCACGGAGGTTCTGCTCCGCGTTGCCGATCACGACGTTGTACGCGGCGCTGGTCAGCGTGGAGACAGCGCGACGCTGGAGACCACGGCCAACGGCCTTGACCTGCGGGCGGAGCAGCTTGCCCCACTGGTCGATGTCGAAGTCGTTCTGCTCGTCGGTGAGCTTGACGGCGGAGTACACGTTGCCACCGAAGGTGACAGCGATCTTCCGCTCCTTGTACTCATCGAAGGTCACGGCCTGACGGACGCCGGGAGTCGAGGAACCCGACTCACCCGAGCGCCACTCGTAGTCGTGGAACGGCAGGACGCCTTCGACCGGGACGGAGACGGTGTCGTTGTCCGCGCCCTTGAACTGGTCGATGCTCTCCTTCTGGAACAGGTTGGGGATGACGAGCTCCTGCTCCAGCATCCCGACCGCAGTCGCGGCCAGCTTCTCGGGCTTGACGATCTGGTGTTCAGCCACTGTGTGGTCCTCCAGGTGTGAAGAAGCCCCCGGTCAGTGCGACCGAGGGCTGGGGTGGGTTGGTGTGGTGAGGTGCGTCAGCGACGTCGTGTACGGCGCGCGAGCTTGCGCGGGTCCATCTCGTCGTCGTTGTCGTCGGACGGCGTCAGACCGCCGCCCAGCGACTCAGGGGCGGGAGTCGCGGCGTACTTGGAGAGCGTCTTGGCGACGGCCTCCAGAGCTGCCTCGTCTCCGCCCTTCAGGAGGGGGATGAGCTCGTCGGGGAGCTCGTACTTGCGTGCCACCTTGGACACCACGACTTCGTGCTCCAGCTCGGCGATCCGCCTGGAGAGCTCGGTCCTCGCGGACTCGAACTCCTCCGGGGTCTTGGCGTTCTGGAGGGAGGTCTCGGCTTCCCGCAGCTTGGTGCGGTAGTTCGCAGCCTCGCCCCGAACCTTGGTCAGCTCCTTGCGTGCCCACTCGGGCAGCTCGTCCTCGGGCTTGACCTCGGGGGTCACAGTGCCTTCAGTCGACGGCGTCTCGGGAGTGGTGCCCTCAGCGGGCTTCTCCTCGGTCACCGGGGTGGAGCCGGGGGTCGGGGTCTCGATCGGGGTGCTCATGGTTGTTACGCCTCCTGGACGCTCGTTGTGGATCGCCGCGCCTCCTGGGCAGCGGCTTGCTGTTCCGTGCGGATGAAGCGCCGCCAGGCGGAGATCGCGGCCTTGCCGCCGAGTCCCTTGGTCACCTGGGGCCACAGCTCCTCGTAGCGCCTGTTCAAGGCGTAGACGTCGGAGTTGCGGTACTGCTCACGGGAGAACACGGGCTCCGCGTAGCAGTGGCAGTTGTCGTGGTACTTGTCGCCATCGCCGTACTCGGCGGTCCGCTCGGAGCGGTAGACAGGTCCACGGCTGATCAACATCGCGCACCACCCGCAAGGGGTTCCGGTACGCGAGAGTCGGATGTAGCCGAGTGCGCGCTTGTCGCGCTGAGCGTGATTCCAGACCGTCGAGCGTCCGCCGTTCATGGCGATCCGCTCCGCAGCCGCAGCTTGCCGAGCACCTGCCTGGGCGTGGGCCTCGTCGCGGAGCCTGTCCACGTCCTTGGCCGGTGCCTCGGGGTCGATGTCGCGCTGCTTCTTCGCGAGGTTGTTGGGGCCGAGCTGCTGAAGGATCTCCCTCAGCTCGGCCTCTGCCTCGCGCTCGATCCGTTCCTCGTCCTCCTTCAGCCGCTCCAGCTCCTCGACCAAGATGCGGTCGGCCTCTGCGTCCTCGGAGTCTTGGTCCGCAGGAGCGTCAGGGCTGGCCGTCTCGGTGGGCTGTGCAGGCTGTGACGCGGGCTCGGTCTCCTTGGTAGGGGCCGACTCTGATCGGCCCTCCTGGGGCTTCTCAGAGCCTCCAGTCAGGGAGGCGAACTCGCGTCGAAGAACGTCGAGCGTCACGTAGGTGGGCTCGGGGTGGTACGGATCGGCGACGGTCGTGCCGGTACGCAGTGCGCGTGCCAGCCGGTAGTACGCCCTGGCCAAGTCGCGGCTCATGCGCCGCCTGGTCATCACCTGAGTGATGGCCTTCTTCAGCCAGGAGCTGGAGGTCGAGGCCCGCGCGGTGACGGGGACCTCGGCCCACAGCTTCAGTGCTTCCTCGACGGTCTTCACACCGATCTGGGTGAGAGCGACTTGGAAGGCGACGCTTGCTTCCTCGGCCTCTTGGGCACGGGAAGCAGTCGTCACTCGGTGGCCACCTCCGGAGTCGCCGCGATGGGCGTGGGCTCAGGGGTGGCACGGGAGATCGAGGAAGCGAGCTGGCCGATGGGGTCGTCGTCTTCCCGCATCGACTCCCAGTCTTCGAGCTCCGTCTGCGTGACGCCAGGTACACGCTTCCAGAGACCGCGAGCGGGGATGCCGAGCTGTTCCTTCAGCTTGCCGAGAGCGTCAGCGGCCTGAGCCAGCGAACGCTGCTCCATGTCACGCCAGATGACCTCGCCAGCGAAGTCCTCAGCGGATGTCACGTCACCCTCCATCTCTCCAGCCAGGCGCATCACGCGCTCCCAGCTCTCACCGAAGGACGCCCGGAACTCTGCGATCTTGCGCGACAGCGCAGTCTCGGCAGCGAGCAGAGCCTCGGCGGAGAGGTTCGCGATCTGGCCAAGCAGGTGGTGCGGCGGCGTCTGAGAGACAGCCGCCAGGTGACGGATGGACATGTCGACGGACTCGATGAGACCACCGATCGGACCGCCCGGCAGTGAGCCGAACTTGACGTCCGAGTCCTCGGCGAACAGGAAGCGCCGGGAGTTGTGGTTCATCGGGATCGCCTGCGGCTGACCGTTCTCGTCCAGCACCGGATCGCCGTTCTCGTCCCGCTGGATGGGCGGGGCCATGCCGGTCGCGTACCGCACCTCATGCGAGGTGTACGTCTGGGCGACCAGGAGATCGAAGATGGTCTGGTTGATGCGGTTCTGAAGCGCGATCATCGGCTCGATGACGCCGGTCGTGCGACCTTCGAGGTCGACCGATGCAGCGAAGCGGGTGACCGGGCACTCGGTAGCGCCGTGGCGCTTCCCTGCTCCCACTGTCACAGTGCTCGGATCGGCCAACGACTTGAAGGTAACCGCGTACTCGGACTTGCCGTCGAACAGGCGGGCCTTGCCGGGCACGTCATCCTTGGCCCACTGCGTGACGGTCAGCGCCGCGTAGGGCGTGTCGTCGTTCGCAGGGTCCTCGAACAGGGCAGCCGTCCGCATGGCCGACAAGCCCTTGGTGATGACGCCCTTCTTGGTCTTCTCGGTCAGCGTGAAGCTGTGACCGAAGGCCAGTGCGCCCCGGTAGACCGCAGCCTGTCGGGCGTCGAGCCGCGACCGCTGCCAGTGCTTCCACTCTGAAGACGCGGAGTCAGGCTCAGAAGTTGCGCTGACGTCGCCGAGTTGTCCTCGACGGAAGCCATCGACGTACAGAGCCTGAGCCGGTGTGCCGACCAGGAGCGGCATCCAGTTGGACACCGCCCGTCTGGCCAGGAGTCGGTACTCGTCGTCCGCCTGGGGCGGCATGTAGGGGTCGTCGTGCTTGCCCTGGTTGTAGGCGTCGATGCGTCGCAGCCGGTCGCCATCCCGATGAAGGATCGCGAGGAGCTGCTTGGCGAGTGACGCCGGGGAGGTGTCAGCCACAGGCCCACCGTCCTTCCTTGGTTCAACTGTCACAGGAAGTACCCGCGACCGGTCCGCTTCTTGGTCTTCTTGCCCCGAGCTCGGAGCTCGACCAGCGCCTCATGCGCCAGCATCAGGGCTGCGTAGGCGTCGACCTTGCGCGGAGAGTCCTTGGACTCCTTGCGGAAGCCGATGCCGTAGTTGTTCGTCGCGCGTCGCGCGTTGAGCGCGTGGCGACGCAGGGTCAGGTCGCCGTCATGCTTCAGCTTCTTGTCGAAGACCGAGCGCATGAGGCGTTCGTGGGCCATGGTCGACGTCTTCTGTGACGCGCGCATGTCCCAGCCGATCGAGTCCTTGCCGAGCGGGCTCTTGACCGACAGGCCCTCGCCGTAGGCGTCGTCCCACTCGGAGATGTAGGACTCCCAGAGGGCGACGTCGGCGAAGAACCCGACGACGGTGAACTGGCTGAAGGCGTCATGGACAGCGGAGTCGACCGATGCGCGAGGCACGATCCACCCGTCACCAGCCTGGCCGTCCGGCTTCTCCCAGATCCCGAGCACGAACGAGGCCATGTCCTTGACGCGCACTGCCACAAGGGCGGTCGCGTCGTCGGTCTTGCCACCGTCGAAGCCGAGAGTGATCTCGTCACCGGGCTTCAGTGTCAGGCGCTCATCGCGGAGTACGTCCCACTCGGCAGGGCCGTAGAGGGCGTCTTCCTCGGCGACGATCTGGTTGAGCCACATGCGTCGAGACCGGCTCGCGGAGAGCGTGGTGTCGAGCACCGACTGGATGATGGTCTCCACCTTCAGCCAGATCGCGTCTCCCCGGATCTTGGGGAGGACGATCCGTAGCGCCTCGGGGGAGAGGGGTGTCTTGGGGTGCGCCTCGATCGAGTCGTACAGGAAGCCGATGTCCAGAGCTCGACCCTCGCGGATCTTCTCGTAGGCTTCGCGCATCTTCTCTGCCACGGAGTCTTCGCCGGGCAGGTAGGCGTTGGTGATCGCGAGGTAGCGCGCGTCCTTCTTGGTCGCGTTACCGTCGATCGTCTCGTACATCTTGTCGCCGTTGTTGCCGCGCACCCAGTGGTGCGTCTCGTTCAACACGACGAAGGTGGAGCGACCACCTTCCAGGGCACGGAAGGACGAGGTCACGGCTTCGAGCCGCTGTCGTCCACCGTTCGCCCGGATGAGCTCCGCACCGGCCTTGATGCCGTAGGTGTTGATGAGCTTGTCCGACATGAGCGACGGCATGAGCGTCATCGTGTTCCGGGTCTGATCCCGAGACACGGCAGCGATCTGCACCCACGCTTGCGGGTGAGGGACGCCGACAGGGTTGCCGTTCGCATCCCAGTGGGAGAAGCGCGACGGCCCAACGAACTCGACCAGGCAGATCACCGCGAGGAGTGGGTCCTTGCCCCAGCCCTTCAGGCGCTGAAGCACGCCCTTGCGGTAGACGAAGCGCCCAGTCTCGTCCATGGCGTACCACCAGAGAACGAACCGAAGCTGCTCTCGGGTGAACTTCCAGGGACCGCCGTTCTCGGCGTTCAAGAACTCGGCGCACCAGCCTGCGATCTGCCAGCCGAGCGTGCGCTCGGGCAGTGCCCAGGAGCCGTCCTCGTTGGTCATCCACGTAGGACCGTGGAACTCAGGTTCGAGGGCGTCGATCTCCTCGGGGGTCATGACCGGCTTGGCCATCATGAGGCTCACCTCCAGTTACTCGGCGAGCCCCAGCTCCTTCTTGTAGTCGGCGATGGCGAGAACGGACGCCTCCTGGGTCTCGTCCTCGGGCTCATGCAGTTCGATGCGGACACGGCGTCGGTCGCCTTCCGCGACGAGCAGACGCTCGAACGCGGAGTAGATGGTCTGGAGCATCTGGCCGCTGCGCTTGCCTGACTTCTTGTAGTAGCTCAGGTCTTCACACAGCGAGTAGGCCAGCGCCCAGTCAGAGGACTGGTAGTAGTCCTGCTGGCCCGACGTCTTCAGGGAGTCCCAGAGACGACGAGCGATGGGATGCCACTCTCGATCCGCGTTCGGGATCTTGGCGGGGCGAGCAACGCCTCGGGTCACGGACTGAACGTCCGAGCCCTTGCGCTCTCGGGGGCGAGCCAGGTCTGACTCGCGGTTCGGGACTGGTCCAGGCACTGGCTCTCACCTCCTACTTGCTTCCGATGCCGTGCACGTAGCCCTTCTGGGCCACGAAGTCGTTGACGTCGTCGTTGAGGCAGCGCCCCTCGACGTCGTGCAGGATGCCCACGTAGCGACCGAGGGTCTGAGCCTCACGGTCGGCGCGCGTGCGGATGGTGGTGACCACGAAGGGCCACTCGTCACCATCAGGGTTGTTCTCGTTCAGCCAGTCCAGGACGAACTGATGGGTCTCAGCTCCACCGGGCTGCTTCAGCTCGGGAGCGAAGGTTCCGTACAGGCGCAGGTTCAGGGTCTTCGTGTCACCGAAGCCCTGAT